TTTTTAATACTGGATATGTAATACCTGCACCATGTGATTTACAATTAATGTATAACAAAGATAATGGTGACTGGAGATTTGAAACAGGAATACCTGGAATAGAAATAGTAATACATGGTCGTGACCAGTTTTTAAGTTATGGCGATTCTAATTTTGATTTTGTTTTTAAATTAGATAACACCTGGGAATGCATTACTCCTGATGGATACTCAATAATGCAAATACCAATGTTATGGCACAACAATCCTGATTGGGAAGTTGCATATGGGATAATTCATACTGACCAATATCATTTAATTAATCCACAAATCATGTTAAAGAATGGTGTTAAAGATGTATTCATTGCACAAGGCACTCCATTATGTTATATAGTTCCTTATAGAAGAGAAGAATATAATTTAGTTTTACAAGAATGGGACGAAGAACTTTCCGCTAGGGGTTATGTAAATAACCTTGGTTCATTTAAAAATGGATATAGGAAACTGTTTAGGAAACGTAATGCTAAACAAAAAGATTAAATTTGTAGCTATAAATAAACGATATTCTAAAATACAACCTGCACCTAAACCTGCTTATCTATACAAGCCATCTTGGTATTCTATGTCACCTGTTTACATGAGTAATGGAACACCTGATAAAAAACTTATGATGACAGATGAAGGAAAGAACATGACATTTAAAAAGTGTTTACCTTTCATTGATACTATGAAAGCAGGTTATATTGTAGAGCTACGTAAAGATATGATTGTTCAACACAACAAAGACAATGTATTTGATTTGCAGTGGAATAGTGATGAGCTGTTATTTACAATACACAACACAAGTACAAATATAATAGAACCACCTACTGGATACAATAGTCAAGTTGTTAATTACATTTGGAATACAATAATTAAAACACCTAAAGGTTACAGTTGTTTAATTACACAACCTTTTGGTTGGCATGATACACCTCTTAGAATGATACCTGCCATAGTAGATACAGATAAAGAAGTATTAAACTTTCATTTTCCTATGTGGTTAAAAGAAGATTTTACAGGCATTATAACTAAAGGGACACCTTTAGCACAGATAATACCATTTCAAAGAGAGTCCTGGTCTATGGAGACAGAGTATCTACCAGATGGTGAGCTAGATGTTTTAGCTGAAAATGGTTTTAATGCTACTATGCAAAATCATTATCGTGATACAAGTTGGTCTAAGAAAAGATTTAAGTAATGGTGTATCCTAAATTAAAAAAAACTAAAGCAGGATATTTTTATATACCTAACGATTTTATGCATCCTTCATTACAACAAGAGTTAAAGAAAATAAATAACAATGTTTATGGTTGTCCATCTATTGGTGGATTGAATAATAGACTTTTTACTTTGCCTGGAATATTAAGTGTACAAATAGAATTTGGTATAAACAAAGAAGGACCATATTACAACTATATGTTAGATGAAAAAGTTCATAGTACATCTGATGATATGCACACATTGATGGGTGATATGTTATCTGTTAGAGCTACTGATGATGGAAGAGCTGTACTTCAACAAACAATAAGTATGATATTTGTAACTGATGATAAAGATTTAGAAATGTCTTTAATGAACCCATTAGACAATGTAGACAAAACTAATTGTTCTGCTGTTATAGGTTCTTTCTATCCTTATGCTTGGTTAAGACCAATTAATCTTGCATGGGTACAGGACGATATAAATAAACCTGCAACAATTAATTTAGTAAAAGGTAATCCATGTAACACAATATTTTTTAATAAACCTATAGACTTAAAAGAAATAGAACCAACAGAAGATATTCTAAAATATATGTCTTACTCAACTGCTAGTATAAATTTTCATAGAAATATTCGTACGATATTTGAAGGTATAAAAAGGAAACGACCAAAGCGTATGCTATAATCTTTTGATGGATTATTTAATCGGATTTATATTTGGATACTTTTTAAAAAACTTTTATGTTTGGTTAGATAATCTTGTATCACCAAAAGTACCTGACAATTACAATGAAGATGATTGGGATTGGATAAAATGAGTAATGGTAATGGTTATACAAATAAAGAGTTGCTCAATATAATTATTGAAACACAAGAAAAAACAAACGAAAGAATTGATTTACTTCACGAAAAAGTAAACTCAAAAATATCACGACAAGAATTAAGTGGTTGGTTGGTTGCAGGCTCTGCATTGGTGGTGTTGGTCAACGCACTAATGTAGGAGGTAATATGGAATGCTGCGGACACGGCTGCTGCAATGGTGGTTAGTAGTATCTCTTGTTATGTTACCGCTTTCAGCGTTAGCTAATGAAGAAGATAATACAACTACAACAACGACAACTACTACTACAACTATACCTGGAGAAGTAGAAGAGATAGAAACATTTGATGGTCCTGAAGAAACAACTACGACCACAACTATTCCTGATAACACAAACACAACAACTACTACTACAACTGTTCCTGATACGTATGAACAAACTACAGATATAGTTTTGCCTGAAGATGAATTAGATAGTCAAGGCAATGAAGTAGATAACAATATACAAATAGATGACCAACACAGTAATGGTAATTGGCAGTGCTGTGGAATGACTGACTATCATATGAATTTACATTATCAAAGACATGGTGATAGTAGTAATGATTATATATTTACTTTGCCTGATACAACTACAGTTGATGATGAAGTATTAGATATAGATATATACGAAGTAGGTTTTAGAATTGGTGCATTAAATAATGATGGCACAGTTACATACACACATACAGACGAAACTACACAAGAGAATGTCTTAGAAGGGCAGAGCAACAGCAACATACAAACTATGTTTGAAGATGTTGTTTATAATATTTATGATACTTTAGATACATTTATAGATAGTTTTACAATTACAATTAATGACTGGTCACTACTTGATGACATATCATTTAAGTATATACAACCAACAACAACCACAACTACATTACCGCCACCACCCGAACCCGAACCCGAACCTGAGCCTGAGCCTGAACCTATATTTATAATTCCACCTGAAGAAATAAAAGATATACCTATAGAACTAGATAGTGGTGAAATCGTAGAATATTCACAAAGAGAGATAGATGATGGTACATTAGAACGAGACCAACAAAGACAAAATAACCTAGAAATGTATGGGGTAGAATTAACTGATGAACAACTTGAAAGAGATTATGAACAAGATGAGTTACAACTTATGGAATCAGAAATCGGAGAAGAGTTTTTTGATGATGTTGATATACCTGAGTATGTGGAAGTTGAACTTACAGATGAAGAGATTGAAGAGCTTGACAGACAAATGGAAAGAGATGTTAAGAAACTTGAATATGAAGAAGATATTGAGTTTATTGAGTTTGAATCTGAAGAAGAAATAGATGAATACATAGATACAATCATAGAAGTAGAAGAGTATTTAGAAGAGTTAGAAGAGTTTGAGTTTGTAATTATAGAGGATATAGAAGAAATAGAGATAGATATGGTAGAATTTTATATAGAAACAGATTTGTTCCCACCTTCTGAAGAAGATATACAAAATGATTTAGAAGAAGTTCAAGAGAAAATAAAAGAAGATAAAGATGAGTTACTCGAAAAGGATATACGAAGAGATGACAATGAAGAACCTGAAGTTCTACAGGTGGAAGATATTGCCGAGGAGATTGAAGAGGTACTTACTGAAGAGATGGTTGAAGAAGAGATTGAAGAACTAGAAGAAATAATAGAGATACCTGATATAGAGGAAGAAGATTTATCAGATGAACAAATCGAAGAAGTTATTGAAACTTTTGTGCAAGAACTCGACACCGAAGAAGTTGTAGAAGTTCTTGAAGAGGTAAATGATATAGGTGTACAAAATCTATCTCAAGCCACCGAGGAAACACAGGTGGTCATACAGGCTGTAGTGGAGGAGGCTATTGATGATATTGAAATACTTACTGAAGAACAAGTTGAGGTTGTTGCTGAGGTACTACAGGTACAGACTGAAGACGTTGAAATCATTGCAGAAGCAATACAAGAGGATGAAGTTGTAGCAGAAGCTGTAGAAGAATACGTTGAAAGAGCTGTAGAGAATGCAGATGTAGAAAACTACACACTAGCTGACGTAGTAACAGAGGTACAGTTTGAAACATTCTTAGAGAATCCAATAGAAACTTTTGTAGATATAGATTTTGAAGATATAAGTATTGCAACTATAGGAAATGATATGACATCTGACCAGAAAGAAAAAGCACAAGAGGTGGTAGTCCCTGTAATTTTGACTAGAATAGCAAGTATGGCTGCGTTTATGTTTAGGAAACAAATATGATAAATAGATTATGGAACTGGTTTGTAGAAGCTATAAAAGAAACTCTTAACCTAAGTTGGACTTTGGTTGGTCTTGTTATAGCTACACTTACATTAACTGGTTCTGCCCAGCAAGTTACTGGGTTAGCCACTATAATAACATTAGGTATATGGTTACTAACAATAAGCTTCCGAAAGTAAAGTATAGGACATTTAAGCACCCAAATGGGTACACAAATGTTACTATAAATAATTCTAAATATGGAAGCCTTGGTAAATAGGAGGATTATGAAACTTACAGTAGTTAGAACACAGTTTGGTACAGATGCAACAAATGGTTTGTTATTCATTGATGGATTATTTGAGTGTTATACATTGGAAGACCAGTATCAAGCTGTAAAAGTCATGCATGAAACTTGTATTCCAGAAGGAACATACGATGTTGAGTTTAGAAAGACTGGTGGATTCCATGCAAAATATTCAGAGAGATATAAGAACGCACATTATGGTATGCTCCACGTACAAGACGTACCAAACTTTACCTATATCTTAATTCATACGGGGAATAGTGACGAACACACCTCAGGTTGTCTCATAGTTGGAGAGACACAACAGGACCTTGATATATCTAAAGATGGATTTATAGGTTCTAGTACAGTTGCTTACAAGAAAATGTATGCAAAAGTAGCAAATCAATTACTTCAAGGTAAGAAAGTTACAATAGAATATACAACTATAGAAAATTTAATTAATAAACCTGCTGAACAGTCAGATGTTTATGAGAAGTTACAAGAGATAAGCGGTGAAATCAAAGTATTAAATAGTAAACTTAGTGGAAGGAATATTACATAATGTCAGATTTATTCGAAAAGAATAATAGGAAAAGAAACCAAGACGGCACATTCAAGAAGGATGTGGGGTGGACTCCTTGGAACGAAGCATGGAGTTATAAAATGAGTGATTCACTTAAAGACATGCTAGAGAAAACCGTATGGACGTTCATTGAAGCATTCATAGGTGCATTAGTAGTTAGCCCATTAGTTGGTGTTGACGCAAATGCAGTTGAACTTGCAGCTATTGCAGGTGGTGGTGCAGCTCTAGTAGTAGTAAAAGAATACGCAAAAAAACAAATCAGCAAGTAAATCTTAGAGCAAAGCTGAGGTTTTTTTAATCCTTTCTCCCTCAGCTTCTGCTATTTTAAAAGGGAGCTTCTCCTGGTTTTATATCATCTAATGATTTTGCTTTAGGTAATGACATACCATTTTGTACTGCAGCATAGTCTTTCCAAGCTTCTGGTGTTTCTTTATTATCCATCCACCAAGATTTAGCAAATACTTTACCATCTACTGTATCTCCTGCTGTACATTGTCCCATTGCTTGACATCTAAAGTCAGGACTTTTAGGTTTACTTTTCTCATGTGCTTTGTAATATTTAACTCTTGCGTTAGAACCACAAGGACATATAAGTCCATCTTTATCAATAGCTAAAGCACCATTAGGATGTTTTGCACCTTTTGTATCACCAAATCCTGCTTCTTTTATTTGCTCTATTGGAGAAGTGGAGGACGGAGGCATAGCCTTTTTCCCATCCTCCTGAGCAATGTCCTTCTCCTTTTTATCAGTGGTTGGCGTTACTGAATTTCTCTGGACTTTTGCCATCTCTTCACGGCTCGGTCTTGCCTTTTTATTTCCTTGATACTTCCAATTAGCTAATGCTCTACCGATTGCAGATGTTTCACAGTTTTCCACCCATGATGTTGTGTTTGCAAACCCATCGCCTTTGGTCTCTTGAGCAATACCTGTAGCTACAAGCCTTCCATTATTGTCAGTTATACCTGCTTTTATAGTTACACATGTACCATCTTCGGTAATGTGTTCAATATGTGTATTGATATTACCTTCTGGATTATCTTTCCAATATTTTTTTAATCTATCTTCGACCAATTCATAGTCGTCCAAATTGAATTTCGCCATTCCACTCTCCTTTTGTATTAGCTTTATTCTTCTTCTGTTAGTACATCAATAGGATTTACTCCTGTTTTCACAGGTACATATTGATATGAGCCGTCTATTTTTACAATAAACTGAGGTATACTTCCAACCCCTGCATACTCAACGGCAACCACTTTTGTTTTTGTACTCATTTATTCCTCTAAATTGACAAGATACTCAGCAGTAACTCCTTTAGTAGGTTTCACAAATAAACAAAATTGTGAAGGTCTACCCATACTTGCTAGTTGTTCTTGTGCATAGCTATTATAACTTTCTGTCGAACCATTAACCCATACACGTACATCATTAATATATAAAGATGTTGGTGTGTGATAATGACCGCAGACTGCGTGTGTAAAGTCTTCCATCAGCCCTTGTGATGCAAGTGCTTTCCAACCCAGTATTTTTTTGTTGTAACCATAGAATGGTACACCCATACTTCCACGAATATTATCTCCATGAAAACAAAAAAACTTGGCTTTTGGACCA